GGCCGGCGGCATCGAGCGGCTTGATCAGCCCGCCGCCGGCCTTCCAATAGACGGAAACCTGCAGAAGCCCGCGCTTCTGCTGCGGATCGTCGCCGAGCGTCACCTGCCGGGGACGGTTGGGCAGGTAGCTGACGGCCAGATAGTTATCCGGCTTTTCTTGCCCCACTGGGGGAAAGACAATGCCCGGCTGCGCCACCGGCAATGGCGGCTGGAATTGGAGTGCGGCCAGATGATCCAGCAGCGCAGCCAGAATGAGAGCGTCCGTTGCCATATGTCACCCATGTCTATGATGTTGAAATTTCGAGGGATCAGTCTGTCGTGTCGCGAACAGCGCGCTCGACGATGTCAGGCCATTGGCGCGCCGCAAGCCGCACCATGCCCTGCCCCGCCTGCCCATCCTTGCCATACTCGACGGCAGCGGCGTGCGGCGCGGTGAAGCCCATATGGATCAGACCACCCAGCGGCACGCCGAGGCCGGCCAGATTGACCGGCTGACCGTCATCCTTCCCCTCGGCATCACCGCTTTGCCGCGGCGGGGCGGAGACCCGGAAGGAATTGACAAGTTCGCCGGAGGCTACAGGCGTTGCCTCGACGATCGCCTCGGCCAGCCGCTGCGCGGAAAGGTTCACCACCTCTTCCATGCGGTTCTTTGTTCGTTCAGCCCAGGCGGCGATGTCATTGGAAAAATTCGAGGAAGCCATGTCGGATACCTCCTGATATGGTTATGCGTCATCGGCGGCGTCGCCCGGTGAAGGACCACGCCGCTCGAAATTCAAAAGAGTGAGATGGCCGTAACGGGCACGAACCGCAGGTTTAGCGGTTTGGGATTCACCCTTGGCCCCGCCACTCCTCTCAATCCCCGGCAATGGTGAAAGCCGGTTCAGCAGCAGGATGGCTCGCGCCAGCAACCAAAGCGTCAGGATCGTCTTGAAACGAACAATCGCCGTCATCGCCGCACCTGCAGCTGCCAAAACACGACCATCCCACCGGGTGACAGCGGCTGGATATCGACGATCGCATGCTCGACGCCGCCGATCAGCACCTTGTCGGAGAGCGTCGGCGCAATCGAAAGTCCCTCAGTCGACAGATAGACCATGCGGTCCCCACGCTGGATGAGTGTGTCGCCGATGTGCGCCTGGCTATGATCGAGGTCGACGAGCGAACACATAAAATCCTCGCTCGTCTGCACTGGATCGTAATCAGGGCCGGAATTGACGATCCGTCGCAGACTGGCCTTCTGGCCGAACTTGGCAATCAGCCGCTCCGCCGTGACGCGGGCCTTGCTGTAATCGAAAGCCTCCATCACACCACCAGAATGCCCGGCAGAACCGGACGCAGGAGGGGATAAAGCAGGCAGTCGAGTTTTGTCAGCACCGGCCTGACCGCTGCGACCATGTCGTCACTCGTGTCGACGGCGGCGTATTCCGTCTCCAGCGGCCCCACCTTTTCACGCTTCACCGTGCGAGCCGCAACGATGACAGGCGTCAGGCTGCCAGGCTCCGAAAGCTCAAGCACGGCGGCTTCATACGCCGCGTAAGTCAAGGCCAGCGGCAATGCATCACCGGCCACTGCCTCACCATTGACTGTCGTTGCCTCGCTGCGAGGCCAGGACAGTGCCTGATCATAGCCGCCGGTCCGGCGTCCCGTGAATCTGGACTCATAGAGACCGTCGACGGCCTGCGACCCACGCACCAGCGCCGCCAGACGATCGCCGTCGCTGGCCGCGGCCCACGCGGCATTGGCGCGCTCGACAAAATAGGCATCGGCGGCAGCAAGCGTGCCGTAAAAGGATGCGGACATGAAAGCTCCGATGTCGGTCGATTAAAAGTGGATGCCCCTCTCCCCGCGTGAACGGGGAGAGGGAGATTAAGCTCAGGTAGCAGTGGTGATCTCGTCGCCATAGGCCATCGCCGCCGGCAGACGAACTTCGGTACCGCCGGTGCGGGCGATGACGCCGGTCTCGAAGCTCATGATCGACTTCTGGCGCGGCTGCAGCACCCGACGCGGCATCGGCAGATGGAACCGCAGCACCTCGGGATCGCGGCGATAGACGACCATACGGCCGCCGCCATCCTGCGAGGCCGTCGCAAGCTCGCGCAACGGCTGGATATCGAGAGGCTGGCCGGTCTCGGCCGTGTAGACATTCCCGCGCCGCAGGAACTCCAGCACGGTGATATAGCCATCGCCATCGGCAAGGCGCTTCGTGGCGATCAGGCGGAAGGCTTCCGGCGGCAGACGCAGGCTGTCGATCCATTCGACCTCGCCGGTCCTCTTGCGCACGCCGCCGATAAGATCATTGACGTCGCGCAGGATCTGGTCGGCCGTCTTGGCAGACCAGTGCGTCGAGCCGCTTGCACCATCGGCAGCGACATCGGCACGCGATACGTTCGGATCGTTGACGAAACCGGTCCAGCCTTTTTCCGTCGAACCGATCATGGCGACGGAATTCAGCAGGCGCTCGATCTTATCGGCGGCGAAAATGGCATTGGAGGCGTTGAGATCGAGATTGTAGAGCGCGGCCTGATTGACCTCCTCGAGGTTCCATTCCCAGCCCGAGCCGATCATCGCGAAATCATGGCTGGCGCTGTCGCGCGTCGACTGATTGAAGGGCATGTCCGTGCCAGCAGCGGACAGGAACTTCGCCTCGCCGGCGCTGTCGACCGTGAAGAAGGTCGTACCGGAGGCCCATTCATTGCCTTCGGTGACGACAGGAACATGGAGGCCGTAATTGAAGGTCGGATAGCGCCGCTGATAGATGCGGGTCTCGATGTTGCGGCCCTGCGCAATGACGAAGGAATAGGCCGCCTGGGCATCGGCGAAATGCTGTCGAACGAATTGATTCATGGATTAGGCGCTCCTGTGCTTGAGCGAGATTTCGACGATGTCGCCGTTGCCGCCGCTCGTATCGAAGAAACAATCGGGAATGGGGCCGACGATGCCGGTGCCGGCCGCGTTGACGTAGGCGTCGGCAGTGGGGCTGTAATAAACAGCGTCACCATCAGCGACCGTGCCACCCGCCCGCACATACAGCTGGCCGGAGGTCAGGAATGCGCCGGTGACGAAATGCGCGTAGCCGCCAGCCGGAGCCACATCCGGCAACACGGTCGGCGTCAGCACGGCAATCCCAAGGAATTTGCCGCCGGCTGCGTAAGGCGCCACGCCATGATCGGCCAGGCCGCGCTGGACGGGTTGGCCGAACTTGATGCCGGCGGCGTTTTCAACCGTGCGGCTGATCTTGTTGGCGTGTTCCTCCGAAGCGATCTGCCCGTGCAGGCCCTTCCGAGGAGCGTTTCCATAGGTGGTCTGATAAGTCGCCATTGAAGCGTCTCCTTTTCGTTGACCTGATTAAGTGGGATTGGCTGCCAGATGCGCGGACTCGAGGTCGCGAACCATGGCGGCATAGGCAGAGAAGGCTGACGACGCGGACGTCTGCGTTGACGTGATGCCGTCCTTGACCGCATCGGCAAACCGATCCGGCTTGTCGCGCAGACCCTCGGCCAACATGTCGAAACGCGCGTCGATATAGGCTTCCGATCGGCCCTGCACAGCGCTCTCGCCCGCCTTGGCGATAACGACAGCCTTGCGGATCGCCGCATCGGTGAGGCCAGATATCTTGATATTTCCGACGATCGTCCTGGCGAGGCCGATCAAGTCGGCCCGCGCTTCGGCCTTCCGATCAATTTCGGCATCACTTGGAAGCTCGGCTTTCAGAGCATCAAGAATGGCAATGGCCTTCTGGTGTGCAGCTTCAGCGTCGGCCAGTCGTTGCTGCAGCATTGTGAGTATCCCTGCGGCCTGATCGCTGACCTCGATTTCGACGCCGTCGATCATGATTGTCTTCGTGGACATCATTCCTTCCTTGCTCTGGTGATGATCGGAAATGGGACGTGGGGCTGCGAGAGGAGAGCAGCCCCACGGTGCAGCTGCATCGCCGATGCGGACTTTCGAGCCCGCTCGGCCACGGCGCACAATGGCGATATGATTGATGCGAATGTTTCGCTGAACGGCGTCATAGGCTTCGCCTAAAGGTGTCACGCCCGGGGTAAAATCGACCTCACAGACATAGCCGGCCGATAGCTCCTGCTTACCGCTTTCGATGTCCTGAATGGCCGCTTCGTCGCTAACCATCAGCGGCACGCGGAGAAAAATACCTTCCCCGGCGATCTCGTCACCAGTCTGGCCGACCGAGTACTTCTTCCAGTTCTCCGACGTGACCATTTCCGGCGGATGTTCGTTTGTCACCGGTCGGTGAGCGGCGCTTTTCAACGTATCGTCGGAAAAGACCTCGGCTCCAGGCCGGTAGATTCGCACGGCATGCATCTCGGGTCTGCCGATCTCGACGCCGCTGTAGCTTTGAATGCCCGTCCGGGCGATCCGGGCATCGGCGACAAGATAGCCGTCCCCGGTCCGTCGCGTTCCCGCGACAGTGACAATGTCAGTGAAATTCATCTTGGGGTTTCTCCTGGTCGGAGCCGACTGAGGTTTAGAGTGGGAAGTTGCGGCCTATGCCGAAGCTGGGTTTGCCGTCGGCTGCGCGGACACAGCATTGAGTCAGTTGGTCGAAGCGGAAGCCGGGTTGGGCTGATTGGTCTTTTCCGATTGATCAGGCGTTTTCATCGCCGCCTCCAATCCGGGTAGCGATCCGTCCTCGACGAAAGCATTCACCAGTGCTTCACAGAGCGCTTGTCGCCCGATGATCTCCTGACCCGCTGCAGACCCGAACAACGCGCGTGCCGCGTCCGCCTTCGTCTTGAAGATGTCCGCACGCTCCTTTTCGCTCATCTGCTCCAAAGGCGCCCAGGTGGAATAGATAGCCGGATCGCAAGCACCGGTCGCAGAGCGAATAAGGCACTCGTCGAGCCGCACCATTGCGGGCGTATAGTCGAGCTCCTGGATCGCCTGGATCCGGTCGTGATAGTTCTTCATGTCGGCAGCGCCGGTAGCGTTCATACCGGCGGGTGATTGACCCAGCAATCGCGTTACCGGGATATCGGCGGCGCCGGCGACGATCTGCATGAAAGCCATAAGGATGTCGGTGAGGCCAGAAAGCGGCGCGCTCTTGCTCTCGTATTCCTCCTCAGCATCGAGGATCAGCGTTCCGTTGACGCCCTTGATGGCATTGGCGAGCGTATAGCGGCGCAGCACAGCATCCTCGTAGGCCGGATTGCCGATATTGGCGGAAAACTGCGGTACCCTAATGATATCGATCTTCGCCTCGAAGACGAGGCTGGCGATATTGGCTGCCGTGCTATCCGCATTCTTGATCGCATCGAATGTCGCGGCGAGCACGCTTTCGCCCCAGGCATGATTGCCCATTCCGCCAAAATCTTCATTCGGCGTCATGGCGCCCTTGAAGATGACCAATCGCGACGGATGGATAACAACCTGGGTCCCGTTTGCGCCAGTCAGTGTGTAGAATTTCGGTTTGCCATACCATTCCGAAGCCGGATCGCCGTCCATGTCCCCAGCGGCCAGCTGCCGCCGCGTCAATACGGTCAGGTGCCTCAGACCGCCCTTGCGAACTGCCTCCAAATCAAGAGGCATTGCTAGATCGGAATCATCCGTCCCGATGAACAAGGCAGCACCACCGAAGAGGCGTGCTTTCGTGGACGCCTCCAGCACCTTGCCGCGCAGATTGAGCCGGCGCTCCTCTGCTTCGATCAATCCGATTTGATCGGCCGCCGCTTGCCAGTTTCGCCACTTCCGGCAACTATCCAGTGCCGGAATGTCTATGATCTTTCGCGGCAGCCAGGAGCCGCGATAAGCGGCGATAATCTGCTCGTCTGCCAGGATCGGTTGCGCATAGAAAACCGAAGCCGCCTTGTCCCTTTCCGTCCCCATGCGGGACGCAAGGCTCACCAGTCCGTCGCGAACCATCGAGAATATCTGCCCCATGGATTGTCCTTTGATATCGATGTGATGAAAGGCCCGTGCCAGCGAGCCTAGAAATTCGTGAAGCTGAAGGAGGAACTCAACGCAAGCTCATTCAGAGCATCGGCAAAAGCATCGACCTGGTCGTCGAACTGCCCGTTCGGAAAGGCGCAGATCTCATCCAGAAATGCTTCGTTCCAGTCTCCACGCAGCAGTTTGACGTTTCCGGCTTCCGCCTGCGCCGATGCCGGCTTCGCACGCGTCGCCTTGTCACCGGTCGCCGATAGAACTCTGATCGGAAAACCGGCCAGCAGCTTGATCTTCGTTTCCGCATCGGCCTTCCCCGCCGCACCCGGATCTTGTGGCATGCGGATCGTCACCGTTGGCCCATCCTGCGACGCCATGTTTTTCAGGTTGCGTTCCACCTCGGCCGGCGACCAGCGCCCGCGAGCGATGGTCTCGACATAAAAGACGCCATCGGCCCACGCCATGCGCAGGCCGACAGTCCAGTCCGGCTGACGGCCTGGGCGCTCCTTCGACGCAGCAAAATCCCAGGCCCGGCAGCGCTTTGCGCCAGCAGGCATCGCCTCGACGATTTCAAAGTCGCCGCGCTGAAACAGGCCGCCCGAGCGCGGCGAAGGACGCTGCTGAAACTGCCCGGCAACCGCATATGATCCAAGCGGTATCTTGTCCCGCTCCACGACCACTCGCGGAAAGCGTTGCGGGAAGAGCAGCTCGCCCTCTTCCGTTCTCGGATCGATAAATCCAATCGATGTCCGACAGCCGCGCTCGGGTTCGAATTCCATGGGCAGCATCAGGTGTTCGTAACCGAGCCCAAGCGCCAGGATGGTGCCGGACACATCTGCCTCATGCAATCGCTGCATCACCACGACGATCGCCGAGCGCTGAGGGTCGTTCAGCCGCGTCGGCACGGACTCGCGAAATGTGCGAACTGTCGACAGACGCTCCGCTTCGGATTCCGCACCATCGACCGAATGAGGATCGTCGATGATCACCCGGTCGCCGCGACCGCCGGTCAGCCTTGAAAAGGGCACGCCTTGACGAAAGCCGGTGCGGGTATTGGCAAAGGCCATCTCGCTGGTTCTCGTCAGTTTGACGCGATCACCCCAGAGCGCCTGATACCATTCGGAGGCAACAAGATCGCGCATGCGCCTGTTGTCACGCTTGGCATAATGTTCCGAATAGGACGCACCGAGATAACGCAGCTGCGGCTTGCCTTTCGGCCCCCATTCCCATGCCGGCCAGAAGACGCCGCAGAGAAGTGATTTCATCGTGCCCGGCGGTACATTGATCAGCAACCGCGTGATCTCGCCAGAACTCACGGCTTCAAGATGCCGGCAGATTGCATCGATGTGCCAGCCATGGACATAGTCGGCGGATGGCTCAACGACATGCCAGGCTTCTCGGACGAAGCCGGTCAGCGATTGGCAATTGGCGCGAATCCGCTCGGCATCCGCAGTGATCTGCCTGTTACGCTCGGCCCGCTCGCGCTCAGCTGTCCGCTTCGCCTTCTCCTCTTGGATCGCCGCCATCATCGTCGCCGGATCCGGCAAGCGGACCGAAGAGGGATTCGAGTGTTGCAAGCTGCTCATCCGTGGCATTGGTTAAGTCGATGGTGAAACCCCGGCTCCCCTTGGCCCCAGTTCCCGGGCGTTCGCTCGGCTTCTGGTGAACATAGGATGCTGCGATCTTCGCCATTTCATCCCGCCGCTTCTGATCTGCCTCATCGTCGCGCATCACCTTCAACATGTAGTCTAGCGGCGTATCGCCGGCCGGAACGGCCTTGCGTCGACGCACACGCGGCTTGCGCTGCGCGACGGGCTTGTCGGCATTGGACATGCTTGAAATTTCCGGTGGAACCTTGAACGGCGATAAGCGGTTTAAGACATCGCTTGCGGTCAACAGTGCGTCGCTGCAACTGTTCTCATCATGCCAAAATGAATACCCCAATTCGGCGCTGTTGGCGACACCCTTGAAGGGTGACGGCGCTGCAAGGAATTAAGCCTTTGACGAAGGAACCAGATAACTATTTGAAATAT